AATAATAGATATTAATGGAGAAAAGCAATGACAAAACAAGAAAAAGAAAATTTTATAAAAGGATTCCAAAAAATCAAATTAAGTGGAATCTGTAAAGAAATAGGAGTATCAAGAGAGAATATATACACAGGAAAAGCAAGTGAGGAAACGATAGAAAAAGTGTATAATAAACTACTTGATGAACTCAACAAAATAATTTAATAAAAACACTTGATAAAATATAACAAAATGTGATATAATAAAAAAGCAAGGATAAACGGTCATATTAAAGTATGATTAGAGCTTTGCGTAAAATAAAGGCGAAAGTAATGGTTTAATTTAAAATGAATTTGTGAGGACCACTATATCCGAAGAGGATACCTTGCAAATAATGGTGTAGTATCCCGTTTTGTAACTGTTAACTTTTGCCGTTTTTTATTTTAGGAGTGAATGAAAGTGGAAAAAACGGAAGAATTACCATATTTGAATTTACATAAAATAGTAAGTTATAATATTCCAGTAAATTTATTATTTACAGAAAGAGGAATGGGAAAAAGTTATAGCGTAAAGGATTATGTAATAAAGAAGTATTTAAAAAAAGGCGAACAATTTTTGTATATAAGACGTTATGATAATGAAATAAAAACAATATTTGAAGGTGGAAATCAGAAAGATTTTTTTGATGATATAAAGGAAAAGTATCAAGAGCATAAATTAAAAGCAAAAGAACGTAAATTTTATTGTAATGGAGAGGTATTTGGATATGCTAAACGTTTAACAGAGGCACAGGACTTAAAATCAGGGCAGTTTTCAAAAATAACAACAATAATATTTGATGAGTACCCAATAGAGCCACGGAAGGCGATATTATTTGAAAGATGAAGCAATGATATTACTAGGGCTATTTGATTCTGTAATAAGAAATAGAAGTAATGTAAAGATATTCATATTAGGAAATGCAGTAAAAGGACTTGAATATTCGCCATTATTTAATTTTTTTGGATTGAGTCTGCCATATCGGAAAAGACATAAAACTATTTAAAGATAATACAATACTAGTATTTTATAACACGAATGATGAGTTCAGGAAAGCAAGAGCAAATACACTAATGGGAAAATTATCAAAGGGTACAGCTTATGAGAAATACGCATTTGAAAATGAAATACTAGATAAAAATAAGGAATTTATAGAAAAGAAAGCAGGAACGGCAAAGTATAATTTCTCAATAGGTTTAAATGGTGAAAAATATGGGGTATGGTTTGATTATAGCGTAGGGAAAATATATGTAAGTAAAGATTATATAAAAGATAGAGCATATCATTTTGCATTAACTCTCGAAGATGGAAGAGAAAATAGTATGTTTATGAGTGCTGGGAAAAAATATAATGCTTGGAGAATCTTTGTTGAAAATATAAAGATGGGTAATGTACGTTATGAGAATCAAAAGATAAAACATGAAATGCAGGAATTTATAAGAAAGATTATCTAACTTTTATTAAAATAAAAATTAAAAAAGTATAGAAAAAAGTAAAAAGGATAAAATAAAGATGTAGAAAAAATCTACATCTTTTTTAATTTGTTTTGAGCGTCAAGAAGATTTTTAGCAGTATTAATAAGAAAGTCTTGTAAAATAGGGTCAAGTGAATTAAAAATTGAAAAAAATTCATCATATATAAGAATTTTAGAATCGTTAAACATTTCACCTTGACCAGTTCTAAGCCATGTTTCGTTAACATTAAAAGTTGCACATAAAGAAATAATCGTTCTTTCAGTAACTAAAGCTTTATTAAGTTCTATTGCTGAAATAATACCGTGTTTAACACCAATTTTAGATGCAAACTCTTTTTGTGTAAGTTTTAAGGCTTTACGTAATAATAATATTCTTTCGTTCATTTGGTTTCACTCCTTTCATAAGGTAATTATAAGATTAAAATTTTAAAATGTCAATAGTTAGAAAAAATTTAAAAAATTTTAAAAAAGGTATTGACAAATTCTAACAGTTAGAATATACTATATTTAGAAATTCTAATAAATTTAGAATTTTAAATGAAGGAAAAAGAGGTGGAATGAATGAAAGAGAAAAACGAAGAATTAAAAGAAGTAATGAATAAGTTAAATGATGAGAACAAAGACATAATGTTATTACTGGCGAAGGGTATGCAGATAGCCCAAAATACAAAAACTGCGTAAGATGTAGAATGAAAGTAACTAGCAGGACTTATCCTAAAAATAAGAGAAAGAGAAGGTATGAATATGGAAAATGAAGAAATTAAAAATGAAAGTTTAATGGTAAATGAAAGAAAGAATGAAATCAAAAGTTTTAGTGAAAGTATAAATAGTAGTAATGTTGATATAACAACAATAACAACGATAGTTGATAAAAAACAACTTTATAATTTAACAAACGGTGAGGATTGTGCAAAGTTAAATGATTGCGTAGGTGAAAAACTAACAATTAAAGATATAGTAATAAGATTCTATGATAAAGAGCTTGAGGAAGTACAAGTTAACGAGGAAACGGGAGAGATTAAAGAGTTTGAAAGAAAAGTTAGTTGTATAGTAGTTGATGAAACGGGAAAGGCTTATGCGACAGGTTCAAAGAGTTTTGCTTATCAATTAAAGAATTTCATAGAAGGTGGTTATATAACAGAGCAGGAAATAAAAGAGAATGGCTTACAGATAGAAATAATTAAGAAACAAGGACAAAATACACAGAACAAAGTTTTAGGTTTCAAAGTGCTTTAATTAAAGCACTTTGAGGAAAGGAAAGCTACAGATGAAAACAAGTAAAGGAATATATCTGGATTTAAGCGAAAGTGATTATATATTCAAATATGAAGGAATAGAATATTATTTTTCAAGTGTGCTTTATATGGAGAAATTTAAAAAATTAGCAGATTCTTATATTACAGAAGAAACAGCAAAGCTTGAAATAAAATATAAGTTATTCATTGATTTTAGGGTATATTTAGCTATTAGTTTATATAAAAAGATAGAAAAAAGAGGTTTCAGAATTGTAGTAGATAATGTAGTTTTAAATGAAAATATATGGATAGAAAACAATATTAGCAGTAGTGGAGAAATATTTTTACTTAGAAAGTAGTTGATGTTATGAGTAAATTAAGACCTCTGCAATGGAATAAAACAGTAACAAAAGAGTTAAGAACAGCAGTAAGTAATTTCAATAAAAGAATAAGAGAGTTACAAATAGATGAAGAAAGAGATTATTTACCGTCTGAACTTGATTACAAGGAAGTAAAATCAAGAATAAAAACAAAAGATGAATTAAACAGAGTAACTAGACAATTAAAGCAGTTTAATAGAAAAGAAAGTATTGAACTTGAACAATTAAAAAGTGGTGAATATTTAACAAAATGGGAATACAAAAAATTAAAAAAAGAGCAGGAAAGAGCAATACAAAATGCAGAAGAACAAATACGAGAATTAAAAGGAAGAAAACCACTCAAAAAACGAATGAGTAAAAAGGAAAGAGAAAAAGAAAAAGAAGAAAACGAAAAAGAAAAAAATGAAAGCAAAATGGGAAATAGTGAAATAAGACAACTTGAAGGTAGAATAAAGGATTTACAGGAATTTGAATATTTAAAAGGTGTAAAACTGAAACGAATGAAAACAAGAATTAATAATTTAGGCGATGTTAATTATTCGTATAGAAGAACATTGAATTATAGAGAAAAATATATGGAAGCATTAGAAAATCATCATAGCCACTTGGACGGTTACAAAGAACTAGTTGATTATCTGAATAAGAAATATAAAAATCCTTTCGATTTTTATAATCTTATGAAAAGTACAGGAAATATTAATATAATTGACATTCAGTGGGTAAGTGATGAAGTATTTGAACAAAACGAATTTTATGGTTTTATTGAGGATTTAGGAATTGATTTAGAAGAAATAAGAGGAGAATTTAAAAGAAGTTTTGAGCAATCTATGAAAGACAAGTATAGTAAATATGAAGAATATTCTGAATTAAAAGAAATTTTTGAAAAGCATAAAAACAGTAGTGAATTTTATAAATTAATACACAATAAAGATTTAGAAAATGCAAAGTATATGCGAAATGATAGGGAAACCTTAAAAAATATAATTCAAAGATTAAAGTAGAAAGGATAATAAAAGATTTATGTAATATGAAAATATTTACAGCAGACTTTGAAACAGCAACATGGTTTGAGGATAAAACCCACGTTTGGGCGTGGGCTACTTGCGAAATAGAAACTGAAAAAATAGAAATGGGAAATAATATTGATGATTTTATAACTTTTTGTAAAAAGAATAAAAATTGTAAATGTATATTTCATAATTTGAAATTCGATGGTGAGTTTATTATCTACTGGTTATTAACTCATGATTTTAAACACGTTACAAAGAAAGAAGAAATAGGAGATAAAACATTTACAACATTAATAAGTGATATGGGACAATTTTATGAAATTGTTGTATATTTTAAAAAAGATAATAACAGAAATGTACACAAAGTAACCTTTCAGGATTCATTAAAGATAATAAATATGAGTGTGAAACAAATAGCAAAAAGCTATGGTATTAAAGAGCAGAAGGGTGAAATTGACTATAATAAATTTCGTGAAATTGGGCATGAGCTAACAGAAGAAGAAAAAGAATATATAAAAAATGACGTTTTAATAGTTGCTAAAGCCTTAAAAAATTTCTTTGATAAAGGGCTTACAAAAATGACTATTGCAAGTAACGCACTAACAGAATATAAAAACATTATGACAATAAATAAATTTATGCATTACTTTCCCGAGCTTGATAAACGGTGTAGACGCCGACCTAAGAAGTGGTTATAAAGGGGGATTCACTTATTTAAACCCAATTTGGGCTGAAAAAGATATTGAAACAGTAACAACTGTACTAGATGTAAATAGCTTGTATCCTTCTGTTTTATATGATAGAAAAATGCCTATTCGGCGAACCTGTTTATTTCAAAGGAAAGTATCAAGAGGACAAAGTATATGATTTATATGTTCAGATGATTAGATGCAGTTTTACTTTAAAAAAGGATAAAATTCCAACCATTCAAATAAAAAATAATAGATTCTTTAATGGTAACGAATATTTAACATCATCAAAAAATGAAGACGGAGACAGGGTAGTTTTAACGCTAACAAATATTGATTTAAAATTATTTTTTGAGCAATATGATGTAGATGAAGAAACGCTTGAATATATTGGTGGCTATAAATTTAGAAGCATTAGAGGACTATTTACAAAGTATATTGATAAATGGATTGGAGAAAAAATCAAAGCAGGAAAAGAAAAAAACAAAGGCAAACGTTCAGTTGCTAAAGCACTTCTCAATAGTTTATATGGGAAATTTGCAAAATGTCTAGTTGTTAGGTGTAAAAGTCCATATCTGAAAGACGGTATAGTAAAATACAAAATGCAAGATGAAGAAGATTCAAGAGGGATTTATCTTCCAGTTCGGAATTTTCACAACAAGCTATGCAAGAGAAGTGACAATCCGTACAAGTCAAAAAATAAAAGATTATTCTTTAAAAAAATATGGAATTGATTTATATTATTATTCTGATACGGATTCAATTCATACTCGGTCTATCTGAGGAAGAATTAAAACAGTTTTGTGACATTGACGATAATTTGTTAGGATACTGGAAAAATGAAGGAACAGCCGTAAAAGCTAAGTTTGTCAGGCAAAAATGCTATTTAGAGCAGTTAATAGTTAGTAAAGTAACTTTTACTGGGACAAAACAGTTAAAAAGTAGGACAAAACAGTTAAAAAGTAAGACTAAGCTAACTATTAAAAGTTATAAAAAAGTATGGACTAAGTTAAAAATAACTTGTGCAGGTATGCCTGCGAGGTGTTATCATAACGTAAAATGGAAAACGTTTAAAGTAGGATTTACTTGTGGGGACAAGCTAGCATTTAAGCACGTAAAAGGTGGCGTTATGCTAGTTGAAACAGAATATACAATAAAAGAAAGCAAAAGTAAAAAAGATGTAGTAGTCATTGAAGAAAAGTCAAAAGGAAAAGTTACTAATAAAAAAGATGTTGAAGTACAGAATATTTTATTTTAAAAGGAGGGTTTTAAATTGGAAGAAATAATTGAAGTTTTAAAAAGTCTTGATTTTTCAAATATTGCGTGGCAAATTGCAACGCCACTCATATTCTCAATAGCTGATTTCTTAACTGGTTTTATTCAAGCAGTTATTAATCATGATGTAGATAGTCAAAAAATGCGTACTGGGTTATGGCACAAGACTTTATTATTAATTATAATAATTTTAGGATTTACTATTGATTTCGCCTTTAATTTAAACTTTGTTAGTAAGTCAATATGTATTTTTATAATATCAATGGAAGTTGTTTCTATTGCTGAAAATTTAAAAAAAGCAGGAATTGAAATAGGTAGAATAGGAAATATCTTAAAAACAGAATCAGGAGAAACAATAAACAATGTTAATTACAAGAAAACTGTAGAAATAATAAGTAAAATTAGTGAAGAAAATAAAAAAGAAAGAGAGGATTCTGAAAATGAGTAAAATTTTTGGCATAGATATCAGCGTATGGCAAAAAAATATTGATTTAATGCAAGCTAAAAGAGAAGGAGTACAATTTGCAATTTTAAGAGGAATGTATGGAAATGCTAAGGACACAGCATTTGATAATTTATATTTGAAAGCAAAAAATAGCGGTTTAGGTGTGGGTGCTTATCAATGGGGTCGTGCAGTAAATCCAGCACAGGCAAGAGAAGAAGCACAAATATTTGTTGATTCCTGCTTACGTGAAAGACAATTTGAATATCCAATTTACTATGATGTAGAAGATATACTAACGATGAATCTAAGTAAAGAAGATTTAACAAGTGTAATAAAAGCGTGGGCTGAAACAATAGAAAATAACGGTTACTTTGCAGGTATTTATATGAATGAATACGCATTTCAAACAGAAGTTAATTCAGAAGAATTAAAAAGGTTATATTCGCAATGGCGTGCTTTTTGGAGTACAGAAAATAATGAACCCGAGTGTGACATGTGGCAATTTGGTGGCGAAACAAACCTTATAAGAAGTAATAAAATAGCAGGCTTGATATGTGACCAAAACTACGCATTTGTTGATTTCCCAACTATAATAAGAAATAAAGGATTAAATGGTTATATGTGTTCAAATATTGGAATTTGCCACGTTGATACAATAGAAACATTAGCAAAAAGAAAAACAATAGAAGAACTTGCACAAGAAGTAATCGATGGTAAATGGTTTAATGGAGAGGAAAGAAAACAAGCTTTATTAAACGCAGGATATTCTTATTTATCAGTACAAAACAAAGTAAATGAAATGTTAAAAAATCAAAATACTGTTGAATTTTATACAGTAGTAGCAGGCGACACCTTAACAGCTATTGCAAATAAATATAATACTACAATAAATCAATTAGTAAACTGGAATAATATTAAGAATCCAAACTTGATTTATGTAGGACAAAAAATAAGAGTAAAATAATTGAAATACTTATTTCCGTAGCAGTTTCAAGTATTTATAACGAATAAAATCGTTTTATAGAGTATCTTTGCAAACGCTACTGAAATAAGAGAAAGGAAAGAAAATGAAAGATTTAATATTATATATTGATAATTTAAATTTATCAGATAAAACAAAAGAAGAATTAAAATTAAAGATAGAAAAGATAATTTATAAAGATTATGAATTAAAACTTAAAGAATTAATGGGACAAGATTATTTGTTTATGCGTAATTTAGTTGCACAAATATATATAACATACGCAAGTTTCTTTGATAATTTAAAAATTAGGCTTGATTGCGATGAACAATATTTTTATATTAATTTTAGATTTACAGGGGCAGAATATAACTTTCAACTTGATAGAAAAAATTGTAGAAGGTTTTTTTACAAAATATATGAAAGAATAGAGAAAGGATTATATTAAATGTTAGCTAACGAAACAATGACAGATGAAAACGGTTATCAAGTGGCATTATTTCCACTAGAAGGCTTTTCAATTTCACAACCGTGGTGGGGTACATTCAGTCACGAAGGCGGTGCGACTTATTATGCTAATGATATAGTACCTTACGACTCGAATGGTACAAGATTATTCAGAGCGACGTGTTACGCACCTGTCGATATTCAGTTATTATGGAAAGACCCTAGGGAATCAGTAGCATTATGGCAATCATTAGAACCAGTACATTTTGCAGATGATACAATAGACTATTTGGGAATAATAGTATATCACGATAACGATATAGACAACGGTACATATTCTACCGTTGGAACGATAAAAAGACAAGGAGAAATATTTAATAGAAGTGGAACTGGGGCATACGCAACAGGTGACCACGTCCACTTGGAAACTGGAAAAGGACAAGTTAATCTTGCAACTGATTATTTGTATCATTTTAGAGACAATACAAGTTGTAAAAGAATTACACCCGATAAAGCATTATTTATAAATGATACTACAATAATACCATCTCAATATGACAGCGGATACAATTGGGTTGAATATGAGGAATTACCTTCTGAGCTAAAAAGAACGGGAATTTATGGGGTTTATTATGGAAATATATACACAACCTCACAAGCACTTACAATGCAACAGATGAAAGTAAATGTAAGGTATTTATACAGAGCTTTAACCGATAAAGGGTGGACTCTTAATGCAATAGCTGGACTGTTAGGAAATTTACAAAGCGAAAGTTCCATAAACCCACGGACGTTGGGAAAGCGATAGAATAGGTGGAGACCCAACGGCACATGGCTATGGTTTAGTGCAATGGACTCCCTACACGAAATATACAAACTGGATAACTGGAGAAGGTTATTCAGATCCGTCCGAGATGGACGCAAATATTCATCGTATAGAATATGAAGTACAAAATAATATTCAGTGGGGAAATGATTCACTCGGAAACAGGCCACCTTATGACTTTGAAGGATATACACAAAGTACAGATACAGCTTATAATCTAGCAATTAATTTTTTACGATATTACGAAAGACCAGCAGATTATAACCAGCCAATAAGAGGCACGCAGGCTGAAAATTGGTATAATTATTTACAAAATATTAGCCCTGAACCACCAGAGCCACCTGAACCACCAACTCCAAAAAATAAATACTGGAAAAACTGGCTATTTATAAGAAATAAAAAAATTTATATAAATTATTGATTATTAGAATTATTTATGCTAAAATTTAGAAAGGAAGTGTTTATTATGTTACCAGCAGAATTTGAAAAAATACAAAATTCCATCAAAGAAAAATTAGGCGAAGAAAATATGGCAAAAATTTCTGATGATATTTCTACTCTTATGTTAGATAATAATAATATGGAAAATTCTATAAATACTAAAAATACTGAAATACAAAAACTAAAAGAGGATAAAGAACAACTAGTTACAACAAATGGCAAACTAATGCAAAAAATATCTATCGAAACCACAGAAGAAAAAAGAGAAAGAGAAAATACACAGGAAAAAAAGAAAAAATACTCTCTAGCCAATGCCTTTGATGAAAAAGGAAATTTTATTTAAAGAAAGGAATGATTTTATATGTCAAAAAAAGGTTTAATAGAAAGCTTTAATGCTTTAAGAGAAGAAGGTTCAATCGACTTTCAAAAAAATGTACCCGAATTAACTGAAGATTCAAACATTGAAGTATTTGTTACTCCACTTTTACAATATCCAAAGTTATATAATGAATTTTGCGATATGCTAGTTCAAAAATTAGTTTATACACAGTTCTTAACTAAGAAAATGAAAAACCCTCTAAAAGTTTTAGAAGGTGACAAAATGCCATTAGGCTACATTGGGGAAGAAATTTATGTAAACCCTGCTATTGGTAGAGATTATGACATTGACGACTTTGCAGGATTACTTAAAAAATACGAGGCTGACGTTAAAGTACAGTATCAAGGTATTAACTTTGATAAGCAGTACATTGTTACAGTTATAAGAACAAAATTAAAACAAGCTTTCACGACTTGGGATTCATTAGGTGAATTTATAACTCAAATGACACAAAGCTTATACAACGGTTTCTATATTGATGAATTTAATAATACAAAAGCTATTGTTACAAGAGCTTACTTATCTAATGCAGTTCAAATTGAAGTTTGCCAAAAACCAACAACGACAAATTTAGCAAAAGCGTTTGTAAAGCTAGCTAGAAATTTATACTTGAATTTCCAAGTGCCAAGTCATAAATATAACGCATGGTCAAAAGTTGGTGGTTACGGTAGAGCTATTGAAACATTAACAGACCCTGACGATATTTACTTTTTAGTTAGAAATGATATAAGAACTGAAATAGATGTTGAACAGTTGGCAAGTGCTTTTAATATTTCAAAAACCGACTTAATGGGTCGTATTATTCCAATCGATGATTTTAATATTTATGATAGAAAAACAGGAAAATTAATGTTAGATGGGTCAAATATTCATGCAATAATTTGTGACAAAGCATGGTTTAGAATAAAACCACAAGATGAGTTCATGGACGACTTTAAAAACGCAAATAACCGCAGTATTCAATACTATTTGAACGAAATAAAAATGTTTAACTACTCATTTTTTGCCAACGCCGTGGTGCTAGCATCAGCTATTCCAGACATTGCAATCACAAATCTTGAATTTAAAGAGCAAACAGTTACACTAAAAGTTGGCGAAACAAAAGAAGTTTCTGTAATTCCAACTCCAAATAACGGTAATACACCTATTACATTCTCAACAACAAGTGAATTATTTACAGTAACACAAGACGCAGACAATCCAAGAAAATTTGTAATAGAAGGAATAGAAGCAGGAACAGGAACTATAACAGCAACAGCTGGAAATGTAACAACTACTTTAAATGTTACAATAGAAGAATAAAAAAGAGGGTGTATTCCCTCTTTAATATTATAAAGAAAGGAGAAAGGAATATGGCTATTACTCCTCAAACGAATTTAAAACTTTTAAAATGTCCTCTTCAATTAGATAATAAAAATCAATTAACCTTTGCAAATTCAAACACACAGTTCAATTATTTTAACAATTTACCAAAACTTGAAGTTTCAGAAATATCTTATCAGCGTCATAATTCTACATTGATGTACGATGGAAATATTGATGAGTTATTAGGTTATAATTATTGTATGTATCAAAACTCAAATTATGACAACAAATGGTTTTATGCTTTCATTGTTAATATGAGATGGATTTCAGAATATACAACAGAAATTACTTTAGTTACTGATGTCTTCCAGACATGGCAATTTGATTTTATCTTTAGAGAATCATTTATTGAAAGAGAAATGTTATCAGTTCAAGATGACGTTCCACGGTGCTAATCTTATTCCAGAAGGACTGGAAACGGGAGAATATGTTATAAAACAATATCATACTATTGATTATTTAGATGTATATTATGTAATAGCTTATTTGGGTGATTATATTTATACAGATAATCAAGCAGACCAAATTTTTGTAGGTCAAGCAGGGTATAAATACAACGGTATTTTTTCAAGTGTTACTTATATTATAGCAAATGAAAGTGGCTTTAAATATTTAATGTCACAAATGAAAAATGAAACAAACTCAGCTAATATTTTAACTATTTTTACCATTCCAAAACTAGCGTTTAATGGTATTGATTATCCTGAAAGTTATTCATCAAGTAGCAAAACATGGGATTCGAAAGGTTTTCAAGTTTTAGATTTCGACCAAGACTCTGTAAGTTTTACCGTTAGGTCGTTACCTTCACTTGATGGCTTGACAAGTTTAGAAAATAATTATGTACCACGTAATAAAAAATTACTAACACACCCTTACATTTATTTAGCTTGTAATCCTACCGTTGGAAGTGGAAATATTTATAGATATGAAGATTTTAACGAAAATCACCCAGTATTTGATTTAATTTCAGAAATTAACCCAAATCCACAAGTATTATGTATACCAATGGGATATAGACACGCTGGTAAAACTTATGGTACTAATTTACAAGATTTATCTTCAATTAGTGGTTATCCATCAATTTCTTATAGAAATGATAACTTCAACGTGTGGCTTGCTGAAAATTCAAATATGCTTAATATTAATTTAGCAAAAGAAAATTTGAACTATCAACAAACAACTACAAATAATATATTGAATACTTTAGAAAATAGCTTTAATACAGCAAAAAGAGTTGCTTCTACTTTAAAAAACGGAGATAGAACAAATGCACTTTTAGATTTAATAAATGGTTTATCTGATTCACAAAGTGCAGGTATTAATCAGGGATTTAATGAAGCTAATCATCACTTAAATATAAAATCTCAATTAGCACAAATTGAACGTCAAAAAATGTTACCAGATTCGGCAGTTTTAAGTGGCAATAATTCAACTTTATTAGGCTATAATTTAATAAATTCTCAAATATTTACTACTTATTGTATAAAAGAAGAATTTGCTAGAAAACTTGATAGATACTTTGATATGTACGGATACTTAACAAATAATGTTAAAATACCAAACTTAAATAATCGCCCTAACTGGAATTATGTCAAAACAATACGGTGCAATAATTCAAGGAAATATCCCTCAAATGGATATACAAACTTTAAAAAATATGTTTAACGATGGGGTTACTTTATGGCACAATCCGTCTACTTTTATGGACTACTCACAATATAACAGATAGAAAGGAGAAAATATAAATGGCTAAAGGACAATTAAACAGAGTACAAATGCGTTATTTAACTAAAAATTATAATATTGAAGACGCACAACTACTTAATAATATGACTTTTTATGATTATTTATTAAGACTTGAAAAACTAGCACGTTCAATTTTTGAATGGAATCTTCCCGACACTATGAATGCAGAATATCTTGAAAAAACTTTATATTATGATGGCCAATCAGCTTTATTAAAAAGCCCTGATTACAGCTTTATGAATATGAAATGTAGTAATGAAGGCTTAAACTTCTACGACAATCCAGTTAATTTACATTGTTACTCTCATAATATTAGTTATGATAGACAAGTTTATACAGGCTTAGATTCTGAAAATGAATTTGATGAGGCAATACTTGTCAAAAACAATATTGATTCATTTCCAACTTCTGAAACTTTGTTGCTTTTTGCACAACGACTTGCTGAATGTGATAGAACTTGCGATGTCAATATTGCTATACAAAAATTTCCATTCTTGATTTTATGCGACCCTAAACAACGCTCAACGTTAGAAAATATGTATAATCAAATAGTCGGTAATATTCCTGCAATTTTCGGTGATAAAAAGACTTTTGCAAATGGTACAAACTCTCCCTCTATTGAAGTATTAAATACTGACCCTCCTTACGTTGTAGATAAAATTATGGACTATAAACGCCAAATCTGGAACGAAGTTCTAACTTTTTTGGGTATTAATAATTTATCAGATGAGAAAAAAGAACGCATGATTCAAGATGAAATAAATTCAAATAATGAACTTATAAACCTAAATTTACAATCTTTTTACGCACCCCGCAAAAAAGCTTGTGATGAATTTAATAAAAAATTTAATCTAACAGGTGAGAAAGCAATAAGCGTTCGTTTACGTTCAGATTTAAAAAATATTATTAAAAATACAGAAAGTTCAATAGTTCAAAATCATCAAGATTATGTTAATAAAGAAAATAAGGAAGGTGAAGAAAATGAGTAAATATACAATGCAATTAAAAAATATATTTAATTATGTTGACCGTTCAACCGTGGAAAGCTGGTTTTCTTCTTATAATTTAGAAGATTATTTGACAACTTCTCAGATTGAAGTTATAACAAATGCTGGCCTTTGGACTAAAGAAAAACTTGCTAAAAAAATCGTAGACCACTACCTTTTTTCAGAAATTCGGTTTTGAAACAATTGGTTTGTTTTCTCACTTTGCTAAAACTACTATGCAAGAGATTATGGAACAATACCTTCCACTTATTTACTCAAATTCAATAGAATATGACCCACTTGTTAATGTAGATTTTACAGAAACTTTTACACGAAATGCTAGCGGAAATTCTAATCAATCAGCAAATTTGATTTCAAATTCATCTTCAGAATCTTCTTCGGATTCTTCAAGTAGTAATTCTCAAAATCAAATTTCAAACGTTACAAATCAAGGTACTAACTCATCTAATAGTAGTAATCTACAAATTGAGAATAAAACCCCACAAGGTCGCATTAACAAACAAAATCTTGATAGCGGAGCGTATGCCTCAAATGTTAATCAAAACGATATACAAGATTCTACTACTAACTCAAATACTCAAAATGCTAGTGATTCTATTAGTTCGCAAGCTTCACAAAATGTTGATAATTCAACCTCTATTGATACCTCACAAAGTACAAGTGCTACTAATACAAACTCTAGTTTAGAACAATACACACGTAAACAAAAAGGAAATTCGGGTTCACTTTCAACAGCACAAAAACTTATTGAGCAATATAGAAAAAATATAATCGCTATTGACAAAGAAATTATTTCCGAATTAAATATTTTATTTTTCGGTTTATTTTAAAAAAAGAAAGGAGATTTTTTATATGTTAGAATTTAATAACCCTTTTAGAAATTTTTGTATGCAACTTGGCAATTTGCCTGCTTCTTATGTAGAGTCAACCACATATCAAGAGTTGCTATACTGGCTTTGCAATTTTTTAGAAAAAGAAGTTATACCAACCCTTAACGAAGATAT